GTGCCGGCGGCGTTAAGCTGCCCGGAAACGGTATCCAGAGCACCTGCAATATTTCTTTTGTCCACACCACTCAGCGCCGACTGCGCCTGCTGTACATACGTGGCTGCCTCACTGGCTGTTCTGGCCAGACTGATGGCATCGGGCATGGATTCAGAGAGTGCATTAAACGCCGGAACACTTTTCCCCAGAGCTCCGGATATATTACCCAGTCCGCTCATCAGTCCCGGCACACGGGTCAGCGCGACAACGGGGTTACCCTTCATTTTCTGCGCCACCCGAACGGCACTGATAGTGGTCTGGAGTACAGACTGCGCCTGTTTCGCATAGTTGACGCCGTTACGGACGAACTGCGCCACCCCGGAAGGCGATGGAACAGCACCCGATACAGCTCCGGCACCGGGAACCTGCCTGCGTATTGCCGGCGGTTGCAGAGGATTTTTCGGGTCACCGGTGTATTCCCGGAGAGACACGGTGGCACTGACAGCCAGCACGTTACCGGTGCTGTCTGTCTGCTCGCTGGTTGCGGTCACATCGGTAATCACGAACCAGCCGCGATAGTCACCGTTGCCGAAGACCAGCGCCAGTGCCTGATGGGCCTTCATGGCTGTTCGCACTCTCGCCAGCTCCACGTCGGGCACACAATAATGCTGATGGAAGACCAGGCTTATCTGGATTTCGTCCAGCCTGTCGCCGACGAACTGCAGGCCGGGTTTACCCTCGATGCGGGCATGCTCCGCATAATCGACGCCAAACGTGGCCTCGAAGCCGTCCCAGTAGGTAATCAGTTCAAACTCAATATCACCCAGTACGGCAAACATCAGCTGTACTCCTTACGTTGTTTCTGAGCCAGCAGACGCTCCAGCATTTTTTCCAGCTCATGCAGGCTCATATTCAGGGCACCAGCCAGCCCGGCAGGCGCTGCGGTTTCCTTACCATTGAGGAAAAACTGAGGATTAAAGCTGACCTGGATACCGCCAGACGCTCCACCGCCAGTTGCAGTTGCACCACGGCCTGAATATCCGGCAGCCATGATTTCCGGCGACGGGATACGGGGAACATCCGGTGTCATTTCAGCGGCCAGGCGCTGCCCGGCCAGTGCAGCAAGCGGAGTGGTCCGTTGCAGGCCAATGGCGGCACCCTGCGCGATATTGTCACCAAAGCCCATAAACACGCGACTCGGTGAATGGATGCCCAGCTTTTCGCTGAACCAGTCACTGATGCTGTCACCCATTCCGGTTACGCTGGTTTTGAGTGACGCCCATTTGTTTCTGATGCCATTTATCAACCCGTCAATAAGATGACCACCGAAGTCGGTGAATTTCGCCGGCAGATCAACGCCGAGATATTTCAGCGCAGCCGCAAAGGCTTTATAAAGCAGACCAGCCGGAGACCAGTTAACCAGCAGTTTACCAATTCCCACGATGCCGCCGTTAAAGGCTTCCTGAATGTCAGCCCAGCGCTGTTTAAACCAGCTACTGACTGCGCCCCAGTTGCGGTAGATAAGGTAAGCTGCTGCCGCGACGGCGGTGATAACGAGACCGATGGGATTCATCAGCAGCGCCCGGCCAATCCAGAGAACGGCACGCCCGGCGCTCATAATTCCGCGAACCAGCCCCCCTGAGAGCACACCACCCAGTGTTCTGGCTCCTCTGGCGACAGCACCAAAGCCTGTCACCAGCCAGCGGAGTTTACCGCCTTCCCCCAGTGCGAGCGTCAGACGAAGCCAGTTGGCCCGAAGTAAAACAGCATTTTTCCAGACGCTTACAAAGGGGGAAAGAAGGAGATTCAGCCCAAGCTTGAGACCGATAGTGGCCATCCTGAAAGCGAGTAATGCGCCCACAACCTTTATGGTGCTGCTGACGAGCTGCGGATTTGCCGCTATCCATTTGCCAACACTGTCCATTAAAGGAATAAATGTTTCACCCAACTGGAGCAAAGCCGGACGCAAGGATTGCCCGATGCTGATAGCAGAATCATTAAAGCCGATCTGCATTCTGCGCCAGCGACCTTCAAGCGTATCATTCTGCTTTGCAGCATCCTTATCCAGGGTAGACATTGCAGCCGGAGCATTCATTTCCTGCTTACTGGAAAGGTATTTATCCCAGCCCTGTCGCATTGACAGTAAATGGTTGACAGTCTGAATATCGGTAAAGACCTCAGCCAGACCAAATGACTCCATGAGTTTCTGCTGACCTTCCTGATCGCCTCTTGCTCCTGCAGCTTTCCATTGCTGCAAGAACGCTTTGCCTTTACTGTCGATAAAACGGTTGGCAATCATCAGTGAAGCTTCGTACTGCGAAAAACCCTGAGCGACGTAATTCTGCATTGACCCCTGGTAATCCACCCCGGCTTTAGCATATTTCTGGATGGTATCTCCGCGGCCCATTGCTGCCAGCCAGTTGGACATATTGGTGACCGCTTCCTCTGCAGAGCCACTACCTTTACCGACCTCCAGACTGGCAACAATCTGGGTAATCGCATCTTTTCCATAAATACCACGAGCAGCGAAGGCTTTAGCCATACCGGGTAATGCTTTTGCCATATCCTTCAGCTCAAATGACCCAAGTTTGGCTCCTGTTGCCGCAATACCAAACGCCTGTTCAAGTTCTTTCGCATCAGTGATTCTGAGTGCATCGCTGAAGGCATAAGTCATTTTGGCAAGGTCGGTCATATCGGCTTTGGTTGCTGTAGCGGTCTTTCCAAGCATCTCTGCAAACGTTGCTGCCCGTTCGGGGGCCATACCATCAGCAACTAATTGTCCGACTCCCCCTAACAGAGACTCCTGCAGTTGGTTAACCTTCAGCGAGGCCTGTCTGATAGCCTGGCCAATTGCACGTTCCTGTTTTGCATCCAGGTCTCCTGTGACACTGATATCCCGCAACTGTGATTCAAACGAGGCATATTGTTTAACCGAGGCCATGACCGGTGCGCCCAGCGTTCTGCCAATAGCATAGGTTTCTGCACCCTGACCATAGAGCGCCAGGCGGTTAGCCTTCAACGCATCACCGGTGGCTGATACTGCTGACAGACGGCGCTGCTGACGTTCAATTTGCTCCATGGTGCGGCTTACCCGCAGCAACTCGCTGTTGAGATGCTGCATCCGGGAAGAACCCAGTTGACCATAACGTTCTGTTGCCCGGGTTAAGGCATTCTGGCGTTCCTGCAGACGGCGGGAGGTATCACCAAGGGAATCAAGGGCGCGTCGGGTGCCACTGACGGCTGAGCGGAAGCTGCTCCCGACAATGCCGCCAATAATGACGCCGACTGAAAATTCACTGGCCACGGTGGCTATCCTCTGAAAGCAAAAAAAACGGAAGGGAAGTGTCTGAAACCCATGCAGAACAGCCGCGACTGGCGGCTGTTAAGTGATACGTTGTTACTGATTGTTGCCGAACTCGCTTTTGATTTGCTCTTCAGCCTGCTCCAGCCACATCTCCAGATCGTCAGTATCGAGGGCATCAATCTCCCCCGGTTGAAACCTGAACCATCTCGCCAGCAGGCCCTGCGCCTGCATCAGTGTTTTTGTCGCTCTTGCCCAGCCCAGTGATTTTCTGAAATCGTTTCTGCAGCTCCATATAGTCGGCAAGATCCATGTTATCGAGGTCTTCCGGGAGGATACCGGTGCTACGGGCAATCAGTGGTTCGTCCCAGTCTGCCGGGTCTTTGTTGATTTTGCGCACCTGCTTCAGGTCTTTTACTGTCAGGCGTTTCAGTTCAATCTGTTCAATTCTGGTACCTGCAGCAGTGGTGAAAGGATAAGACAGCGTAAAAGTATCGGACTGGGTCTGTGACATGATCATACTCCTTTGTAAATTCAGAGCAGTATGTCTGGCGGTGGACGTGACGGATATTAAAGGGGATTAAGAAGAAGGGGCCGGAGCCCCTGTGATGTCAGCAAGTGCGAAAACCCTTGCAGTTACGCAGGAAAGCGATGAGAAGCGCCTTTCCCTCAGATTTGCCGGTGCCGGAGAACCAGTGGTCGGGCGGCTCCCATGCTTCAATCAAATCGGCCAGTTTGCGGGCCTTTGAACGTGTGCAGTCAATCGGGTCATTGGTTTTACGGGTATTAAAGAGGGTCTCCACCCCCGGAATATCAAGGAGGGTAAACCACGTACCATTTGACATGCCCAGTGACGCACATCGCCCTCCTTTGTCAGTCAGTTCAACACTCACCGTCAGCCCCCGATATTGATTCGATAGTCAGTCAGTTGATCAACGCCACCGACGCGGAAGATGTTGGCCAGATAGTCCAGTTGCAGCAACTCTTCACCATCCAGTACCTGTCTGATATACGTGCAGGTGAAGCTACTGGAGAACTCGGCGTTCTCGTGCTGTTTGAACGTCCCCAGCGGGTTCTTCTTGAACATAATCGTCAGGAAGGTGACCAGCGGGATTTCGTCAATCAGCCCCTGCGAGCTGTAGCGCTGGACGCTGGAACGACACTGCAGTGCCAGCGACCTGTACGGGTTCGCGGCAGACAGCATCGCATCGCGGTAAAAGCTGTTCCATTTGATTTCGCCTTCCAGTTTGTCAAAACCAGCCGGGAGTTCCACCTTACCCACCATCCCCAGCGCCTTGTGTTCCTGCATAATCATGGAGACATCGGGGAGTTTAACTTCCTCAGCCCGTCCCAGCAGGTTAGTACCATCCAGATAGATGTTGGCATTCGTGATGCGGTTTATCTCAATCTTTGACATCAGTTGCCCCCTTTCAGGGTTAACAGGTATTCCGAGGTGATCTCAGTCTCAAACGTCAGTCGCTCCAGCGGCGGTGGTGGCGTATATTTGTAGCTCAGCAACAGGTGCCCGGCGGCCAGCTCCGTCTCCGGATTGCGGGCCGGATCAAACCAGCAACGGAAGCCCAGTACCGCACCATCACCAGTCATTTTGCGACCGTAGGCGTTGACCGACTCCGTCAGTGCATCAATCAGCGCCTGAGTAATCGGCATGTCGATGTACTGCTGGCTGAAATAACGAATGGACTCGTTGATCACATCACCGGTGCGGCGAACGTTCTCAAAGTTACGCATATGGGTGACCGTTGGCCATGC